TATTGCAGAACTAAGAGACCCTTACAACTGTTTTCCTGGTTACTTTGGTGCAGACCAACAACCAAAAGAAATGGCAATTATTCGTAGAGTTCCAAAAGATGCTTTAGCTAATACTTATCCAAATAGCAAAGATAAGATTATGAAAAAAGATGATGCTTACCAAACAAACATTCTTGGTGTAGGTAACGCATATGCTTCTGCTTACACAGATTCATACAATGGTTCTTGGGCTAACTCCAATGGTGATGGAGATTTAATTGCAGAATATTACAACTTAGATGGAACTTATATATTCCATATGACATCAGGAACTATTCTTGACTTCATACCTAACCCACTTGATAGTGGTCCAGCATTTGTCATTGGTAAGAAATTTGCTTTTGACAGATTGCAAGGACAGTATGACCAAATCATAGGTCTTATGGCTTCAATGGCAAAGATTAATGTGATGTCAATAATAGCTATGGAAGATGCAGTCTTTACAGAAACAAACATATCTGGTGAGATAGAATCAGGACAATATCGTAAAGGTAGATTCGCTGTAAACTATTTATCGCCAGGTACACAAGTCAGTAAACCTGCATCAAATGTTCCTTATCAAATTTTCCAACAGATAGATAGAATAGAACGACAACTTCGTGTTGGTGGTTCTTACCCTGTTTCTGATGATTCACAGTCTCCACTTAGCTTCGCAACTGGTAGAGGATTAGAAGAACTAGGTGCAAGTATGTCTCTAATGATTAGAGAATATCATACTGTTATGGCTGATGCTATAGAGATGATTGATTCTAAGAGATTAGAGTGGGATGAGAAAATGTATGGTGGTAAGACAAAAGCATTATCTGGTTATATGGATAATAAATTTTACTCTGAAACATACAATCCATCACTTGACATACAAGGATCATACAAGACACGCAGAGTGTATGGTGCTATGGCTGGTTATGATGAACCACAAAAGATTGTTACAGGTTTACAGTTATTACAAGCTGGTATCATAGACACACAAACTCTACAAGAAAACTTAGATGGATTAGATAACCTTGTTAGAGTGAATGAAAGAATTACAAAAGAAAAAGCAGATAAAGTTTTATTTGACACATTGTTAGCACAAGCCCAACAGGGTGATGCCAAGGCAACTATGGCTGTTGTACAGATAAGAAAAAATCCAGATGATATGCAAAATATCTTGGATAAATTCTTTACAGCAGAAGAACCAGAGATACCTATGGCAGAACAAGAATTGCTTGGGGGTGCGACCTTACCACCACAAGGTCCACCACCAGGCATAGCACAGTTACTACAAGGATTAGGTGGCTAATGTCAATTAATAAAAAGTTTGCAGATATAGTACACAACTCATTAGGTGATGTTGATGAACTTGGTGATGATATATTAATGGATGAAGAAGTTTTCCAACCAAGAATATTTAAAGATGAAATGCCACCAATGGTGTTTCCATTTGGCTATATGATAATCAGTTCAACTTTTATGTATTATGATGATGAGGAGCAAGATGGCAACGAGGAGTTCTAGTAACAAAGGTACTGATAGGAGAGCATTAAATGTTCCACCACCAGCACGAAATACACAAGACAATACACAAGCTGTAAGAAGAATACCTGGTATGCCTTATGGTGAACAACAAGCATTAACACAACAGCAACAAGCTGCACCATTACCAAAAGATACTACTCCACAAGCACAACCTGCTATGAGGAGACCAATACCTCAAATGGATGTGTTTGCACAAACACAAAGACCAAGTGAACCTGTTACATCAGGATTACCTTTTGGACCAGGAGTTGGAGCAACTGAACCAGTATCTGATGATCCAGATATGTTATTAAGAGCTATTTATTCTGTTTATCCTGACCCTTTACTTCTTAGATTATTAGGAAATAAAGGTGTATGATAAATGTAGAAAATCCAAACTTTGAAGATGAGTTTGAAGCAGAGATAAAAACTAAAGAACAGAGATTTGCTGAATTAAAATCACAATTATCAGCTAATAATAAATTCAAAGCAAGACTTGCTAATCGTAATTTACAAATAGCTCCATATATACCATCAACTATTCCTGCTGGTATGGGTTTAATTGGACAAGATATAGAAGAAGTTAGTCCTGCTGTATTACGAAATTTAGCACTACAAGTTCAAGATCAAGATAATAGTTTATGGAATAGTATTACAGATAAACTCAAAGGCGTAACAAGAGGAGTATTTCTTGCTGCTGATGCAGGTTTAGATTTTGTTAAAGGACAGTTACTTGGTAGATTTCCAGTTGAAATAGGTCAGAGATTTAATGACAAATTAGCAGAAGGTAAATCAAGAACAGTTGCATTAGGAGAAGTATTTGATGAATTTGATGATATAAGAAAAAAAGTAGGAGATACTGCTTTTACTATGGCACTTCGTGAAGCATCACAAGGCAGAGAAATAAATCTCGGTGAAGGAATTATTCCACAATCAACACCAATTAAAGAAACAGAAGAATACAAAGAATTAGTTAAAAGAGGTGTTGCACCAGATAAAGCATTAGAACTAGCACAAGATATTGTAGGTAAACCAATTACAAGTATTGCTAAAGAACAAGCAATTAGTGGTGTTCAATTTAGAGGTGATACAAGAGCAGGTTTACAAGCAGGTGGATATACACCAGAAGTAACACTAGGTAGGTTAATTGCAGAACCTTTAGTTGCTATGAATATAATAGAACCAGGTACAAAAGGTTATAGAAACTTATCAGGGTCTGTAGATTTTGTAGGAACATTAGCACTTGACCCTGCTAACTGGGTAACACTTGGTGCTGCATCTGTTGCTAAAGGTGCAAGAAGTATAAAGTTTTTAGATGAAGCACAGAAAGCAAAACAAATAGCTGAGTATGGTGGTATATCTGGTGGTCTTAGAAAAACAGTTATAGAGAAATATCCTAAGTTAGGTGGTTATTCTGTAGAAGGATTTTTACAATCTGATAAAGGAGTAAATCTGCAAAAGTTTTTAGTTAGTGGTAACACACCTGAACAAGCAGCAGGTAATGTAGATTATTTATCAAGTTTATTTAAAACAAAAGATTTAAAAACTTTAAATAAAATTGCTAAATCATCTAATGAACAAGAAATGTATGGATTATTAACAGATTATTTTGGTAAAAATATTAATCAAAAAATACCTTTTTCTAATAGATTGTTTAGTACATATAAGGGTGGTGGACAAACTAAAAGAACACAACAATTATTTTCTAAAATTACAGGAACATCACCAGAACTAGCAAATTTTGGTGTAGGTCCTGCAATAAGATTTAGTAATAAATGGTCTCCTATTGTCAGATCGTTTTCTAAATTGTATGAGCCAGGTTTAGACCCAACAGATATAGATGGTTCATTGGTTACATTACAAAATATGATGAGACAAATGGATTTACCTGCTGAAACAAGAGCAAAAATATTATCAGAAACTATTGATAGTTTAGACCAGTTAGATGCTGCTGATGATGCAATATTAAAACAAATTACATTAGGTGAATCAGAAACAGCTTTTTCTGCTTTTGTTGATCCATTAGCACAGCTACCAGAACAAAGAGTAGCTAATTCATTTGCTAATGCAGATATATTATTTCAAGCATCTATTAGGTCTGCTAAAGCATTTAAAGAAGAACTAACCAAAAAAATAGATGATGATTTATTATCAGAAACTATTATTGATGAAATAGTTAGTATCTATGAAAAGCCACTTAAAGAAGCAGGATTATATTTTGTTGATGAAGTAGGTCAAGCATTTAATTTTGGCGACCAATTAAAAGCATATGTTAATGGTTCTCCTGTGGACATTCCTACTTTTAGATTGAGTACAGAGTTAGCACAAAACTATATACCTGTTATTCCTGCAAGTAAAGTTGTTAAAGCAACTAACATATTAAAAAATAATGTATTGAATAATACACCATTAAAATCATTTGCTAAAACAACAAAATTAGAAGATGGTGCTGTAAAGTTACTTGCAGATAAATACATATCTTCTGCTTGGAAACCTGCTGTGTTACTTAGAGGTGCTTGGACTACTCGTGTTATTGCTGAAGAACAAATCAGAATGTGGGGTAAAGGATATAGTAGTTTAACTTCTCCTCGTAGATTAGTGGCTATGGCTACAGGTAAAGATTTAGACCCAACAGGTACATTACAAATAGTTAAAAAAATAGAACAAGGTGTGCCTGATACAGAAATAGAAAATCTTATATTTAGAGAGTTTCCTAATTTACCTAAAAGATTTAAGTATCAAGGTGAAGAAATAAGTATGTTACAAGCTATGAAAAAATATTGGATTACAGGTGATAAAGAATTACTTGATATTGTAGAGCTTACTTCAAAAGAAACACAAGTTATGGAAGAATTTTTTGATGCTATATCTGGTACACATAGAGGTTATCAAGGACTGAAACAAACCAATCCAAGTTATGCAAGAAAAGCATTTAGTATTTTTGATAAAAATGAAAATCCTAGAGGTTATGTAGATGCTATGATGACAGAATATCAACAGTTACTTGGAGATAAATTAGCTGTAATGATATTAACTGAAGGACCACAAGCAGCTAAAACATTTCTTTGGAATACAAGATTTGATACAGATTCACTAGCAAGAAGTATTGCTAGACAAGACCCATACTACGAAAATATATTCAACAACCAAGACCTAGCAAATCAAATTGTAGATTTTATAAATGCTCGTATAACAGTTAAAACAGGTGGATCATTTAATAAAGAAACAATGCAAATTGTTAAACCTGGTAATCCAAACATACTTGAATTTTTAAAGACAGGAAAATACAAAGATATTGATATGAAAGAAATAGGTAGTACAAAAGGGTTAAGGTCGCAATATAAAAAAATATATGATGAAAACAAAGAAGAGTTACCACAGCTATTAAAAGGCAGAGGTGGTACATATTCTGAATTTGCAACTAAATCAGAACTTGGACAGAAATACGACCAAGTTATTGAGAATATGTTTTACTTTTTTATGACATCACCAACTAATAAACTTTCAAGAGCTCCTGTTTTTAAACAAGCATACTGGAATAAAGTATCTGATTTAATCTCTATAAGCTCTTCTGAAATAAAAGATTCAATTATACAAAGAGCTAAATCAGCTAATGTCGCAGAGGATGTAATAAAGAAAATGCAAAAGACTATACCTGCTAGTGAAGGTAAAGCATTTTATAAAGTAGATGAATTGTTTGAAGGATTAACAGTCAAAGAACTTGCCTTAAAAGCTAAAGGTAAATTAGATACAACACCTTTTAAAAAAATAGATGATGCTTTTAACTCTATAGATGAAGTGTCTAAAGCACACGCATTAAATGAAACTAAACAGTTGTTATATGATTTAAGTGAAAGAACAAGATTTTGGGAATCAAGTAGATTAATATTTCCATTCGGTGAAGCGTATCAAGAAATCTTAACTACTTGGTTTAAAATACTTAAAGACAACCCTGCACCTATTAGAAGATTTCAATTAACTGTAGAAAAAGGTAGAGAAACAAATCCATTTGAAATAGAAAATACAGACAGAGGATTTTTCTATGAAGATCCAACAACAGGAGAAGAAATGTTTGCTTTTCCAGGTTGGGGTGGATTAGCAAGTAGGTGGATGGGAATACAAGAAGATGACCCAATACAATTAGAAGCATCAGGTTTTGCTGCTTCTGTAAACTTAATAGGTCAATCTTTCTTACCTGGTTTAGGACCACTTGTACAAGTTCCAGCTGCATATCTGACAAAAGGTATGGACCCTGAAAGTACTTTAGTAAAAGGTATATTTGGTGACTTCCCACCTGAACCAACTAAAAATCCATTTGATTATTTTACAAGATTATTTCCTTATCCATCCTGGTTAAAGAAAGTAATACAAGCATATGAATTAGACCCAGATGAATATGGAAGATTACAAACAAACACAACTATTGATGTGTACAACGCTTTGTATTATGCAGGTAGAGTTTCAGATGGAACATATGATGAATATAAACAAGGTATGGACTTAGCTAAAGAATACGCTAAAACACTAACTCTTGTCAGAGCAGTAGCACAATTCATAGGACCTACTGGCTTTACTCCTAGATGGGAAGTATTAAGCAAAACTCCAGAAGGCAGACAAGTAATATTTGTTTCTGCATTAGGAGAAGATTACAGAGAAAGATTAGAACAAAATAATGGAGATCAATTTCAAACAACACAAGAATTTATACAACAATACGGCATTGATCCAACTTCATTGTTTGTTGGTAAATCATCACAGATATACAAAAGACCTGTAACAGTAGAAGGTTCTAAATTTTATAGAGATAATATAGACCTTTTTGAACAATATAAAAATACTGCATATTTTGTTAGACCAGATGACCCAACAGGTGAATTTAGTTATGAGGCGTATTTGAAATCTATGGAGGAAGAAGCAAGACAACCACTTACATTAGAGCAGTGGAGATTAGTTAGGAACAATATATTAGGTGCTGCTGCTTGGGAGCGATTTATGTTGTCAGAAGCACCAGGACAAAAGCCATATCATTTAAGAAGTGATGAACAGGCGAAAGCAGACAAAACAGCAAAAAGAATATTGTTGAAATCTCAATACCCTGGCTGGGGTTATAGTGCAATTCCAGGTGTTGGTAAAGGAGCACCAGTAGAAGTCATTATTCAAGAGTTTTATGATTGGAAAAATAATGAACAATTGTCTAATAGTGAAGCAGGAAAAGGACTAGCATTGTACTTAAAGGCAAGAGATAATGCTAAAATGGAATCAGAAAGATTAGGATATAATCCTGAATCGTTTAGGTCTGCAAGAGGTTTAGGCAACATTAGGCTTTACCTCAACGATTATGCTAACTATGTGATTGAACAATATCCTGATTTTCAGTACATTTGGAATAGTTATTTTAAAAGAGAGTTGTTAGAAGAAGAAAAAGATGAACAAATTAAAGCTAGTATTAGGAATAATTATTAAATGACAATAGAAGAATTTATACAACAGTTAGAATCATTAGTTAATTCAAAGAGTCCTTTACCTGGCCAAGCACCTTTGTTTATACCTGAAGAAATAAAACAAAGTTTATACTCACAGCCTTCTGTTAAAGCTGCTGCTGATAATGCAGTTGTTGCATTGACAGGAACTAACAGTCCAATATCAGCAGGAGATATATACAGAATTGCTGGTTTAACAAATGAACCACAGATAGATGATACAAGATATGATCCAAATGTAGCTTTAGAGTTACCTAACTTCCTAGGTGTACCAAGAAACTATGAAGTAGATGGTGTATCAATATATACGACAGATGACCAAGGAGAGTTTTTATTCTATCCATCAGGTTCTGAATACAATTTGATGTCAGGGCAAACACCTGAAGTAATTGCTGCTGTACAAGCAGAATTAGTCAACACTGGTTTATTAAAATTAGGAGAGTTTGTTCCAGGAAAATGGGGTGGATTATTTATAAACGAAGAACAAAAAGATGTACAAGCATTTAAAAAAATATTAGAACACTCTAATCAAACTGTTAACCCAGACTTTACTGTAGGACTTAGATTTTTCGTTGACAGTCAAGAATCCATAGATGCTTTTAGTTCTGAACCAGCATATCTACCACCTGATTACGCAACAGTATCACAATCAGTTACTAACCTTTTTGAACAACAATTAAACAGAAAACCAAAAGCATACGAGTTAGAGTTACTTGCTAATCAATTATTAGCAGATACTAAAAAAGCGTATCAAGCACAACAACCTGCACAGTTAGATGTAGGTGATATAACAGGTGAAGAGCTTATGTCTGGTAATTTAGGTAATCATATTGTTTTACCACCAGTACAAGAAGAAACAGCTATTGATCCTTCTTCAAGATTATTACAAACCTTTGATGAAATAACAGCAAAAGAACAGGAAAGGTTAGGTACAAATCGTGATATTCAAGCCACTAATCGTATCATTCTTAATAGCATCACAGGTGCTCCAAGGTAGTATTATGGAAAATGAAATGACAAATGACAGTAACCCAGCGTTAATAGATATTTATTTAAAAGCTCTCTTAATGAGAGAAAGTACAAATAATTATGAAGCAAAACATAAAGCATCAATAATAAAAGATTATGCTACAGGTAAGCCTATACGAGTACAAGCATTAGGTGGTTATGGAATACTAGATATTAATTTTGAAAAGTGGGCTGAACAAGCAGGATTGCAAGAGTTTAGTATGGAAGATGAAGATTGGAAAGATCCAGTTGCACAAGATACAATAGCTAGATATAAGGTACAAGAATATTTTAATAAATATAATTCTTGGGATGCAGTATCAATAGCTTGGTTTTCAGGCGAAGGTAATGCAAATGAATTAGTTAGGAATGGAACAATAGATTACACACAAGCAGATTCTAATGGTGTAAATATAAAAGATTATGTTGCTAGTATGAACAATTTAATTTCAGAAGAATTAATGAAAATGGAGATTCCAATGGAGCCTATTAACTTGCCTTCAACTGTTGCAGGTCCACCAACTCCACCTGTTATAGCAAAACAAAGAGATAACCAACAAGTATTTGCTGCACAGATATTAGATGCTATGACTAAAGCTAATGCTGGTGGTATGCGACCAAGTTTTGAATCACAAGTTCCAGCAGAAGCAGGAAGTTTTGAAGATGCTGTTGTAGAAACAAAAGTTAAACGAGGTGAGATTAGATAATGCCATATACAGGTGATAAATATGTAGGTGATTTAGCTTTATATTATATTGCTAAAAAAATAGAATCTAATCAAAAATCAGGTTCTGTTAAAGATGCTGTAGAAGATGTTGATATAGATTCACAATTAAGAGGTAGTGAGCCACCTAAGAAACAAGGTTTAAGACAACCTGTTACACAGTTTAATCAAGATGAAATATCTGCTGCTATGAATATTGCAGATAACTTATTAAATTTACCTAATAGAAGTAAAACTGAAGATGCTGTAAAACTACTTCGTGAAATGGAAACTAACACCAAAGAAGTAACTAAAGTAGAAAAAAAGATTAAACAAGCAGTATCACCAAACGAAGTTACTTTTGATTTTGCTCCTAACAAACCAGTTGAAGTTGTTATTAAAGATTCTAAGGGAGCTAAAGACCCAGTATATACAGGAGTTACATTTGACTTCGCTCCAGGTGTAGATCCAAACCAAGTTATAGCTGAAGCACAAGTATCAGCAAACAATAATATATCTACTCCAACATTTCCTTTAACAAGCGAAGGAGATAAAAGCAAACCTATTTTTAAACCAGAAGATTCTCCTACTCCAACACCTACTCCAACACCTACTCCAACACCTACTCCAACACCTACTCCAACACCTACTCCAACTCCAGCACCTACAGGTAATGGACAGATAACTAATACTGCATTTACACAATTTAATAACATACCAGAAGATGCTTTACTGTGGGATGTCGGTGGTAATTTTTATATAGTATATGAGGTACCAGGTTCACAGGGAGAGTTGTATGATGGCAACCCTATCTATATGGCTTATGAATTAAAAGATAATGATTTAGTTAATGCAGGTTTATTAACAAAAGGAGAAACTGCACCACAAGCTAATGCAACAATGGATCAATCGTTTTTTGATTCTATTGCAATAGTTACAGGAAATACAGATCAACTATCTTCTTTAATTGATAATCCATTTGCTAGTTTTGTAGAAACAGTAGGAGAACAATCACAAGTTGCACCTTGGATTACAGACCCAGAGATGATTTCTTTAATAGCAGAGGCTGCTGTAGAAGGCAGAGAAGTAACTGATGCTGAATGGCAAACAACTAACTGGTATCAAACACATAATGAAGGTGAAAGAGAATGGTTAAGAACATACTATTCTGATCCATCAACAGCTACACAACTTACAACAGATGCACAGATAGCAGTTGCTAATTCACTACAAGCAGCAGGTGTATCTAATGCTCCAGAATCTATGATTAATTGGGTTGCAGGTAAGTATGTGTCTGGAGAATGGTCACAAACATATACAACAGAACAAATAAATTTATTTGCTGACCCATATGCAACAGGTAAAAGAGATGTGCAATTTGAAAACTATCTATCTTCTACTGCATTAACTGGTGTAGATAGAACTACAGAGCGAGAAAGAGAAGTTAGAGAATTATACAATAAATGGTTAGGACCTTCTCTTGGTAAACTTACAGACAATGAAACATCAGAGATTGCAGGTAGATTAAGAGATGACCCTGATTATCAAGATCAATTAGTTAACTCACTAAAACAATCAAGACTTGCTGCATTTAGTAATTACACTAATCCAGAATTAACTTATGAGGATATTGCAAGACCTTGGAGAAACTTAACTACTTCTGTATGGGGTCAGACAGCAGATGAAACACAAGGTTGGTGGCAAGAAATGGTTAAATCTAATGACTTTGCTAAAGCACAAACTACACTTAGAGAGAAGGGCTTAGAACAAGATGTCACACAAGTTACACAAGATGCAACACAAGCATTACAACAAGCGTTAGGACAAGGTTCTGTAAGCCAGACAGGAGTTAATGTATAATGGCAACATATGAGGAACTTGCACTAAGTTTATATCCTAATTTACCACCTGATATTCTTGATTTATTTGCTAATGAGTGGGCAAGAACAGGAGATCCACAAGTAGCTATTGCAGAAGTAAGAAGAAGTCCTGCTTATGAGATAGCATTTCCAGGTAATAAAAGACCAGATGGAACAGTTAAGTTTGATGAAGTTACATACACAGGTTTAAAAGAGAGTTACATAGGTACTTTACAAGAGTATGGTATTCCAAGAAATACATCAGTAGATTTACTAACAGATAGATTCACAGGTCTTATTGAAGGCGAAGTATCTGCTAGAGAATTTGCTCAAAGAGTAGATGCAGTATTTCAAGGTGTGCAAGAAAACATACCAGAAGTACAGTCTTTTTATAGAGATAACTTTGGTTTAGATTTAACACCTGAAGCTATCTTTGTTGGTGCATTAGACCCAACAGTAGGTGAAGAGATTGTTGCTGGTAGAATAACTACTGCACAGATTGGTGGAGAAGCAGCAAGAGCAGGTTTTCAAATAACAGGTGATCTGGCACAGAGATTACAAAGAGCTGGTGTTACACAAGCACAAGCTAGACAAATCTTTACAAGTGCTGAACTACAATTACCACAGTTACAAGAGTTACAGGCACAACAAGGTATTGCTGAAGAAGAAAGATTTGGTTTAGAAGAGTTTACAGAAGCAGCAGTATTCCAAAGTCCTGAAGAACTACAACAAATACAAAGACTTAGAGAAGAACAAATATCAGAGTTTGCACCAACAACAGGTGCTACAAGAACAGGTCGTAGAGTTACAGGATTAACTGAACTTTAATACTTGTATATCCCACATATAGTGGTACAATATATTGTATAGCCTGGTAGCCTCGGC